GCAGGGTTTCAGGGTGATTAGGCCTTCATTTAATGGTGGTTTATTCTCCATTGCTCACATGAGCAATCGGCCCAAAGTGCCGCCAACACCGGGCAGCAGCGATAGGACGTTCCCGAGGAGTTTCTTTCCATGCGTTTTGGCAAAACCAAGTGCCGTGTCGACAAGGGCTGAACCGAAACTGGATTGCATGGGACGGATAAGTTGCTGGACTTTGGCAGGGCGGGTGAGTGCCATCTCATGGATGGCGGCCTGGATGCCTTTGCCGGTGGTAATCCCAGAGTTGCCAGCGGGACCGAAATGGACGGCAGACTGGTTGGGGTGGGACATGGCAGCAATTCCATTGGCAATGCGGTCATTGCCAACAGTGATGACTGGGTCGGCTTCGACCCCTGTGATGTTGGTGCGGCCAATCGTGAACTCGTAGTCAAAGACAATGCGAGCGGTGAAGGTTTGTCCGGATGCGCCGCCAGACAATATGGCACCCAGCTGCGGATAGCTGAACACAGTGGTTCCAGAAGGAGGGGGGTTCTGCCAGGCAAAACAGTCAGGGTCGTTTGGAATGGCCACAGCGGAGATTCTGTGACCCGACTTCCAACCTGCGGCAGGAGCGGTCTGGAAAGATGCGACATCAGCCGGGAGACTGGCAAGCGTCGCGTAGTTGCTGCCCGACAGGCCTCCATTGGTGGAAGAGGCATACGGAAGGGAAGTGGCGATGACACCAATCTTGCCTTGAGCAGTGTTGACAGCAGCATCAGAGAAAACCTGAATACCAGCCGCGACGAGGCGCATGCTGGTAGTGGTGGTCATCTGGGGATCAAGAAGCGTGAGGGCCTGTGAGAGCAGGCCGGTGGTGGCGGTGGTGGCGGTATTGATGGGGAGCGTCGTACCGACATAGGTGTTGTCGGTATACCAAATCGGCGTGCCTTGGACACCACCGTTGTAGGCGGCGTAAGTGTTGGCCACACCACCACCTTGCTGGATCCAGCCGTCCATGGCGACGGCAACAAAGCCAAAACCGGAGGCATTGGCCTTAACCTGGACTTCAAAGATCTCCTGTGCCTTCAATGTGCGGATGGCAGCATTGCCCAGAATCAAGGGGACACCGGCAGGGTCTTCAACCCAGGGGTCACCAAGAGTGGTGAGGTAAGACATGAGAGCGAAGTCTTGGTGAGAAAGTGGATCGGCAATAGTGTCGAACTGGGCCTTCATGGACTTGTCCGGGAGCTGTTTGCGCACTTTGCGTGCAACAGCTATCGGGTTGGTGGAGGCCCCACCGTTCAACTTCTTTGCTTGCTTGCGCATCTTTGTGGATTTTGTGCTTGACATCACAAGATTATCTGTCAGTAGAAATTGTAACTTCGGGCTGGAGGGGGGAATCACCCCCCGTCAGTTTAACGTCATGACGAGGACGGAACCCCCGCAGACTCACTAGTAATCAACTGAACGCAACTGTTCAAAAACTGGGTGAGCCACGAGGGCTGGTAAGACGGAAACAGAAAGGATGACCTCCTCGGCTTCAGCAACCTCGGCGGAAGTGATGCCATAACGAGCCAACATGAACTCGAGACAGGAGGAGCGCGGAACGCGGGCTGACTGAACCTTGTAACGTGCGTTTTCGAAAACAGCACTGTCGGAAACAGCCCTTGTAGCAGCAGTGGTCGAGTCGTAGGCCCGAGACAGCCGACTCGCCAACGTGCGCATCGCACCGAGCAATGGGTAGTCAGGCGGCACATCAACGCTCGCCATGACCGCTTGGAAGAAGATCGCTGCGGCTGCATGAGGTGGGCACTTCAGCAGCGCAGCAGGGTCACGCATGACCTTCCCAAGCTTGAGACACGCAGAGGGCAAGACATTCCAGGTTTTGTCCCAAAAGAACCCTTTGAGGAATGTCGAGCCGTTGAGCTCAGCGTGGTGTTGCACCTTGGCGACAAGCCCAAGGCTGGCACACACATCGGAAAAGGGTGTGTGAAGTCCGGCCAAGAGCCATGCAACGTGGGCCTGTATATTGTGCAGAGACCCCAAATCAGAAGTGGTCCCCACCCCCGTGCGCATACAAGTACGCAGCACGGCGCGGAGTGAGTCGCGGGACGGCCGCCCGCTGGTGGAATGCAGGTTGCCGGGACTGACTCTGGCCTCGACAGGAGCTGCATTGACCCTCTCATGGAGAGCCCACCACTTCTGATCTGCCCAGACTGGCTCGAGGATGTCCTGATCAGACACCCAGAAGCCGACACTCTGACTCTGGTCAAAAGACTCATAATCAGTTTCCTGGACAGCAAAGCCCGCTTCCGACGCGTATCTCCCGGCCGCCACCACAGTGTCGTCGCAGGAGACCAGGATAACCAGGTCTCCGCAATCGAGAAGGGCAGCATACTCCGTGAGGTTCTCGCGCGTGGCGTGAGCAATGACGATGCGCACTTTGTACGCACCGATTTGATACACAACAGTCCCATCAAACACCTTCTTGAGCGTCGCAGCAAGCATACGCGAAACAGGGATGATGTGGGTCTGGATAGTAGTATGGACATTCTTGATGGATCTTGGTTTGACCTCGACCTTACCAGTCGCCCCAACGCGAGCTGGCTTCAATGTCTCATTGTATTTATCTTGTTGTGTAGTGCGGTTGACGACTCCTCTGAGATCAGCGTCTTGCCAACTGCTGTCGAATGCACGGCCCTTGTAACCTCTCAGGGCATCCACACACTGCTGGCGTGTGGCAAGCGGAAACACTTCCGCCTGTGCAGCGACGATGGAGCGCAACACTTGTGCTCCGGGGGCCAACCTGGCTGTGATGGTCTCCATGGCACTCCTCTCCACATCGGGCGAGGAGTAGAGGCCATACGGATCGACAAAGTCTCTGGCCGCCGTGGCCACGACAACAGACCATGTCGATCGCTCGGGTTGGTAGAGGTGACCGCTCGTTACCAGAAGCGGGTAGCTAAATGAAGTGGCCGGGGCAAGAAGGCAACTGCTGCACTCCTCACCGACGACCGGGGCGTGGTCACACGCGCACTCGCCGTGGCCAAAGAAATCTCTAAAAACCATGGCCTCCTCAGGAGACCAGGTCAAAGGGAAATAATCTTTGCCCGCACGGGACACACTGAAGAGAGCTGCTCTCCAGTCCTTCATCTTCTCTGCAAAGCTGGACAGCGCAGGGAAGGCTCGCAGGCGAAACAGACATTCTGCCACGCCCTTCTCGTTCAAAGGTACGCCACGCGACCAGCAGTGGCGCCAAAGCTCGAACAAGGCTTCGTTCCACGCGAGAGCGCCACTGCCCAAGTGGCCCCGCGAGAACAGGTAAGCTACCGCCCAATTGTGGAGCCAATGGAGCGGGATCGTCACAGGCAAAGCCCGCCAGCCGACGATCTTGTAGACCAATGCAGTGCCCAGGTGCAGGAGCGTGCCAGAACCACGCATCGCACACAGGTCGCGCCAAGGCATCCCGCTAGTGAGGTAGGGGAGGCCCTCCGCCACGGCAAGCCCAGGCCCCATAACAGACGGAAGGGCCCACTTGAGCACCTCCTCAAAAGCCGTACTAAAATAGTGGCCTTGAGAATGGAGCAGGGTGGCGATCTTCGTCTTGAAGAAGGGGACATCGGGCTCACCCTCAAACAGGTTGAGGGTCGTGGCGTGCTGCTGAGCATAAAGGATCTGCAGAGGGGTCTTGTCTTGTCTCGCCAGACACTCGCGCAACCAGCCCAACGGACCGCCAGAGCGGCGCCGCTTAAACAGGTAGTAACCGGCTGCCAGCCCAGCGGCAGCCAGAAGTGCACGGTAGGACCAACCCCACGGGCCCAGACCCGGGGATTTGCCCTTGCTGACGGTCTCGCGGTCGACACCAACCCCACCTTCGTCCTCCCCAATGATCTGGGCAAGACGACTCGTGCCCTCAGAGTCAGGGCGCGACAGGCAGGCATACAGCACAGTGTTGTACTGAAGCGCGAAACTGAGGCCGGGGTATCTTGAGAGGGCCGGCCCAACCCCCCCAGCGACCACGGCCGTGCTGGCCTCTGCCATGAGCGTCTGCATGACACGCCCATTGAGCGGCTTGAGGGCCAACAGACGCATGACTCGCTCCAGAGCCTCTGCGTCAAAAATGGTGCACTCTTGATACACAATGAACCCACTGCCTGCAACGGCAGAAGTGAGTTCTGGCATGTATGTGGAGCCAGGGATGAGCGCGGCAATCTTTCTTGCCATCGCCGTCAGGTTTGCACCAATGTGTCCGCCCACCGTGAGAGGGACGGGACGGTAGCGAAGATGGGGCATCGCTACCCGCTCTACTTCAAGAGGCTTCACACTTGCCAAGACACACTTGGTAATGATGTAGGGGCCAACGGCAGCCATAGGATGGACGTGGAGCCAGGAGACCTGGTCGCCAGCCATGCACTGATGGGCCGATGTGTGGAGCCACGCTGCAACCGGATGCAGCGGGTAGGGCGGTGTCAACTTATCTGGCTTGAAGCTGCGCAACAAACCAGAGGCTCCGGAGCTTTCCCAAGAG